CCATATGTTAAGGCGTTGAAACTGTTACGCTTCCTAACGCTGATGTAGCAGAAACTCCTGTTAAGTAAGTACGATGGCTCGTTAAATCAATAAACTCAGTCCCGTCAAATACTTGTAGCGTTTCTGTTGTTGTATTAAATATTAGCGTGCCTTGATTAAAATTCAAAGAATCACGTTCAGTAGTCGATAATTGTATCGTATTATCCGGATCTACTGATCCTAAGTTTATCTCTAAAATTCTTATAAGTCTATTAAAAACGTCTACTGATACGTATTGTCCTGAAGCTACAGGTAGTTGAGTTTGTAGTAATTTGCTCATCTTCTGCCGTCAGTTTTAATATCTATTCTAGTAGCCCCCAATCTCCAACCAATACCTAAATTACCGTTGTTATCGGCGTCATCATTTGATTCAATACGTAAAACTAATTGTCTTGCTCTTCCTCTAACGTATGCTTGTTGAGTTGTTTGACTAATAGCGCTTGTAGAGCTTGTTGTTAAAGAGTCGCCAGGAAAGTTTCTGGTTTTAACAACTATATTTACTGAGCAATCGTTTTGGTTTTCTATAAATTTAAAGTCTGGAATAATTCTTCTTATAAATGAAAACTGCTCACCCTCTCCTATATCAAAGTCTGAGCTTTCTATAAATACGTTAGTCATCGGCGATCCGTCTGCGTCAAATCCTGTTTCTTGTTCGTATAAATAACCGCCGCTTACTGCTCTTGGGAAGTTTTCAATACCAGCATCTAGCCAAGCGGTTCTACTTAGCTGTCCATACGTCCAGATGTTTTCCATATAGTTATAGATAACATATCTGTCTATTTCATTACTGTTAGCAGAACAATAGAACCAACCTACTTCGTTTTTATCAGCAATAGTAAAGGCATTTACTTTAAATGATTGTACTAGGTTGATATCGCCAAATACGTAATTATGAACGCTACAAGGCAAGGTTTGAACGCTACCGTTATAGCTATAAAAATTGTTATAGCCCATCCAGAAAATAGATGAAGGAGCTGTTACCGCAGCCTTAGGGCCAACTAATCCTGTTCCTTCGTTTACTAGGTTTACTGCAAAAGTAAAAGGAGGGCCAACAAACTGCATACTATATACAGCAGTATCTGTCCAAACAATAATTTCTTGCCTGGATTTAACGGCTCCAATAATAGCAGATCCAGAGGATAGCCTTAAAGAACCAGCTGTATTCGTTATTAAAGGCTCAAACTCTAAGTTATTTTCTTGATCAGAAAAAGCAATTAGCATCGGATCTACTGTACCGGTTCTGGCTGTACCTGCATCATTTATAGGGTCTGCGCCCAATACAATTAAATGCCTGTCTTTTTCAGAAGTAATAACTTGTAATCCTACTGTTGGAACTAAATTAGCTCCTGATATGCTAGACATATCTACAGCTCTTACGGCTGTACCGTTATTTTCTGTCCATTGGTAAATACCACCGCCTCTAACATTTATTATTAAATTTTCGCCGAAATGATCATGCGTCCAAAGTCTTAACTGGTTTGTTACTGTTAAGGATGATGCGGAGCCAAAAGATCCTTCGCCCCAGCCGTTTACACCCCAACCGGTTCCTGGAACATATACATCCAAGCCTACATTTATTTGATAGGCTCCTATTGTACTTGAGCCGCCATTTCCGGTATCACTTGCGTTAGCTGTTACAGTATTTCCGCTAGTATCTTTAGCTATTATTTTATATGAGTTGGTATTTACTATAGTATCTATTTGATATTCTTGGTTTAAAACTTCAGCAGTAATATTTCCACCCAAGCTTACAGCGTCTGTAAATGTAACAAAATCATTTTTTACAGATCCATTCCCTGTATCAGTTACTGTAATAGTTGAAGAGCCATTTGTTGCAGAAAAAGTTACATCTCCTGCAGCTGTTGTAGATCTTATTGGGGTAATATCGTTAAAATTAGAACCTTCTTCTATATAGTATTTCCAAGTAGTACCAAGGCCTAAGTATTTGGTTCCTTCTATTGACACCCAAGGATGTAAGGCTCTACAGGTGCCAAGAAAGCTATTAGGAGTATTTTTGGTCCATCCTCCAAATTTTTCTGGTAATCCTTTTCTAAAACGAACGAGATTGACGTCAAACCAACCGCCCTCGTTACTATAATCGGTACCTTCTCTGTTGATACCTGGGTTAAATACTGCTTTCTGTAAGGTCATTTAAAGGCTCTAATTCTGGTATTTTGTTTATCGTTAATAAAGTTTTAATTAAAGACTCTTTTGAGTCAATCTTTTTTAAATTATTTGCTGTCTTTGCATACTCTGTTTGATTTCCATCTTCTGTAAACGGAATAAAGAAAACCTTATCAATAGGCAAAGCAACCAAGCAAAACATATCTATTTGCCCGTTTCCATATCTTACCATTTTATTTTGCCGAATGTTATCTTGAGTTCGCTTGCTGGTTCGTATTTCCCAGCGATAATAATCTTGTCCTCTGCGTTTATAAACGCTGTTGGTAGTCTTTACTTGTACTTTATATAGTTGTCCTTGATGATCTAAAATTAAATCTGAACGATGACCTGCTGGAGCTAAAATAACAGAGTCGCAATATCTCATCAAGTATGACGCTGCTAAATATTCACCTGCTAACGCAATACGCGTTGTAGCATGTGGCATTTTATCTCCTTATATTTTTCCCCACTCTTTACCTTCAAATAGCAGGGATTCTGCGTTTCTTCTTCTAACCAGTCCTTCTAAAACTTTGCCATCTACTTTATTCCATCTTTGTATCTGAGCCGGAACATCTTCGTATTTTTTATTGTTTAAAACTTTTAAAAGAGTAGATTTTTTTAAATTATCTGGCCCAAGGTTAAAAACCCAAGAAACCAAAGCATCAAATTGATTTTGGTTTAAATCTACTTTTACTAAATCTTTTACGTAATTTTCGTATTCTTTTATTTCTTCTGATAGAAGTTTTTCGGCATTTTCTTTTGTAATAGTATCGCCTTCTTGAACATTTTTAGTTGAACCGTATCCATAGGTCCATACTGAAGCGGCGCATTGATACGCCTCTAGACTGCAGCCCTCAAATTTTTTGATTAGGCACAGTCCTTCTTGGGATATTTTCATATCACTCTTTTTTGTCGTCGGTATTAGACGCTCCAAAATAGAACGAAATAATTGCACTAGCCAATCCACCTAAGTATCCTAATACTAAATTTATTAAACCTTCCGAAGTCTGATCCGGAGGTTGTATTGTTACCATAAATATATATCCTAAAAATCCAGCAATAGTTCCTATACCTATTATTCTAGCAGTCCAGTCTTTTGAAAAATACCTTCTTGCGCTTTGCTTTTCTTTAGCCTCTAAAGCAAAGATATCAACTTCAAGCTCTTTCATTTTTAATTCAAAATCTTTTTCAGCTTTTTTTAACTCCATCATTTGCTCAGATGTAGCGTTATAAATTGCTGTTTCTATTGATTTTGGATTATTAGGAACTCCTAAGGCCTCAGATATAACACTTGCTGCCATTCCCCCCATAGGTCCGCCTAGAGCTGTACCAAGAGTAGGGGCTACTGCACCAACTATTTCTTTTAGAATTTTTTTAAACTTCATAACATGACTGATATTAAGGCTATAGCTAAAGCGCCTATAAAGCCAAAAATACCAAAGGTTGTCATTTTTATTGTATTGTTAATTGAGGATATTTCGCTTTTTATATCTGCAAATTCGTTAAATGCTGTCTTCCAACGCTCAGAGCATTGGGTTTCATGTTTGGCAAGATCTGCCGCTACGGTTACGGCTGTGGCTTTAGTACCTGGCATTTTAAAATTTTACATATTAAGTTGATTAGTTTACCCCTCAATTGTATCTTCAAGAGCAACTATGTCAATAATATATTAAAAAAGCTTAAAATTTTAATTTAAAACGCTAAAACCTCTTCAGAGCTTTTTCTTGAAGAGAAAAATTAAAAGAGGTTCTAGGATATTAACTTATGCAAGATAATTGATTCTGAGACGTCTCAGAGGCATGTTTTTTTAAGATTTTTAAAAAATTTAACTATTCGCCAACTTTACCTATATTAATAGCTAGTAAATTTATAAATTTATAAAAATTGGCTAACCATTCGTTATCTTTTGGCGTAGATGTTGTTGCTGCTACAATTGAAGCAATCGTCACGATTGCAGTTATCCAATTTACTATTTCTACTATATTATCCATTATCACTTTCCTCCTCAGTTGGTGTAGTTTCTACGGACTCTTCTGGCTCAGCAAATTCTTTTAATTGCTCAACCACTTCTTTTCTTAAAATGGCAACAAATTCTAAATCGTTACCCTCCCAAGTGCCTCTTTTGGCAGCTACATCAATAAGTTGTAGCATTCCTAATAAAAATTGTTTCTTCTCCATTTTAGTTCTCCTTTTTAATAATTAAATTATATACTAAGAATTATTAGATATATATGTTTGGCCGGTAGAAATTGCATCTGTATAAGGCGTTTTATCATCCGGACTTCCTACTATATCAGGTGTATCATCATCTTCGTCTTCAGGCTCATACGCTAAAATAATTTCTAAATGATCTACGTTTCTTTGTACGACCTCGTTGATTCCAGCTTGATCTAGGTCTGCAACTGTAGGCTCGGCTGAAGCATCTGTATTAATACTATTAATAAGATTTACGCTGTCCATTGCATTAGTTAAACATTCACTTACTGTTAGTGCCATATTATTCTCCTTTTAAAGTTTGTATTTCGGCTTTTAATTCATCTACTTGTGATGAAAGCTCTTGAATTGATTTAATTAAAGCAGGAACAAAAGTAGCATATTCTAATGATTGTTTAGTTGTATTTTCATCTTCATCCCAACCACTAAAACTTACACCCAGCTTGTCCATTGTTTGTTTTACTTCTTGAGCAATTAAACCATCAACAACTTCATCTGGATTAGATAAATCGTTTTTGTTTTTGTCTAAAAATTCTTCTGGGTAATCTTTAGGTGCAACTCTTTTATATTTTCTAGGCTTAAGGTCTTTAATAAACTCAAGACCTAAATCAGAATCTTCTATTTCTCTTTTAATTCTTTCATCTGAATAAGTTGAAAAAGCAACTTGTCCTTTAATAGCAGAAACACTTGTATTACCAATAAATACGTTATTAGAAGAAGTAACAGAAATGTTATATCCCAAAGATGTTGCATTTGCTATAGTTGCACTAGCATCTGCTCTATTACCAATACATGTGTTTTGAAATCCTGTTGTTACAGTATCTCCAGAATCGTAACCAACAAAAGTATTGTCATCACCTGTTGTTACCTGATCACCAGACTGAAAACCAATAAAAACATTAGCTTCAGATGAGGTTGCTCTAGTACCAGCATTACTTCCAATCATAATATTATCAGAGCCAGTAAAAGTGCTAGTATCCGCAGCTAAATCACCTATAACAATATTATCATCACCAGTAGCAAAACGACCAGCTTCATTACCTATTCCTATATTTCGATTGCCTGAGGCATTTCTCAGAGCTTCACAACCAACAGCTACACAGTCTGTTGTATCAACACCAGAGCTTTGTAGTGCAACAGACCCAACCGCAGTATTACTATGTCCTGTAGTTACAGCCGCCAGAGAAAGATAACCAACTCCTGTATTATTATTTGCAGTTGTATTAGAATCTAAAGAACTAGAACCAACTGCTGTATTTCCAGTTCCTGTAGTGCTTAAATATAAGGCTCTATAACCAATTCCAGTATTATTATCAGCATCAGATGATGTTAAAGCCTCACGACCAACCGCAGTATTTTGAGAGGCTGTTGTATTTGCATCTAATGATAATGCACCTATAGCAGTATTTGAAGTACCAGTTGTGTTTGAGCGTAGCGCAAGAAGACCAACCGCTGTATTATTATCAGCAGTAGTATTGGCTGCTAAAGCACCGTCACCCATAGCTACATTACTTGAACCAGTTGTATTTGCGCCAAGAGGACCAGCTAATCCAGAATATTCACAGCCTACTGCCGTGTTGTTAATCCCTGTTGTATTTGCATATAAGGCTTTATAACCTACAGCCGTTAATCTACTACCTGTAGTATTATCATGTGCTGCTTCTGAACCTATAGCAGTATTTGCACCTGCTGTTGTAGTGTTTGTAAGTGCTTTGAAACCTAATGCGGTATTATTATTTGCTGTTGTATTAGCATCAAGAGCATTTACACCAAGAGCTACATTATAACTACCAGTTGTATTTACAGCCATTGATGATTTACCAACTGCGGTATTTTCAGCTCCTGTGGTGTTAGCATCTAAAGAAGATTTACCAATCGCTGTATTGTTTGATGCAGTTGTATTGGCATCAAGAGCTGCATGACCTAAAGCAGTATTGTTAGCACCTGTAGTGTTTACTGCCATGGCACTGCTTCCTACTGCTGTATTTTGAGAAGCAGTTGTGTTTGCAGATAAACTCTGATAGCCGACTGCTGTATTTGTAGCACCTTCTGTATTTGCATCAAGCGACAAAGCTCCTACTGCTGTATTATTGTCTCCAGTTGTATTAGCAGTTAATGCTTTTCTACCTATTGCAGTTCCAGAAGTTCCTGTAGTATTAGCATTTAAAGTTGCATATCCAACACCAGTATTAAAATTATCTGTTGTTACTGTTGCTAATGATAAAGCACCAACAGCGACACTTTCAGTTCCTTCGGTCAAAGCTGTCATAGCATTTGTACCTATAGCTACGTTACTGTCTCCAGAAGTTATACTGTCTAAAGCTGTATTACCTAAAGCTACGTTGTTTGTACCTGTTGGATAATTACCATCAAGTTTAATTGTTCCACTATCTACTGAAACATTACCTGCAACTGTAAGACCATCTGTTACTGCTGTACCTGTTACGTCTATACCTGTTGAGGTTGTAGCTATTTTTAAATTATTATTGTGATATAAATATACACCATCATCGTGTAGAAAAGTTGCCAATGTCTCGGTGTTATCATATTTCATGATATATACACCAGCACTACCTCTGATATATAAAACACCTGTACCTTGTTCGTCTAAATAACTATTAGAACCATCATGATAAATCTGTAGGTCAGAACCAGCTCCAAAGATTGCTTTGTCGTTATCACCAAAGTTAATATCAGCACTTGTTGTAAGACCATCAGTAGTAATTACGCCAGTAACGTCTATGCCTGTTGAGGTTGTTTCTAATTTTACAGAATTATCATAATAAAGTTTTACCCAACCAGTAGGAGAGTTACCTGCAAAATATGTTTTTGAACCGTCTGAATTTGTTAAATAAACATGATTTGTACCCTGCAAATAAAGATTACCTGTACCACTTTCATTTACATAACTATTAGAACCATCATGGTAAATCTGTAAATCAGAGCCTGCTCCAAAGGTAGCTTTCGCACTATCTGCAAACTCTAGTGCGTTATCTGATTGGTCAAAAACAATGTTATAACTGCTACCTGTAAGTGTTACATCACCATTTACAGTTAAACCTGTAAGAGTTCCAACACTAGTTATGTTAGTTTGTGCTGCTGTAGATAAAGTTCCTGCTAAAGTGCCACCTGTAACAGTACCAGTTGTAGTGATTGCTCCAGATCCTGCATCTAACGCAGCAACGGTTGTAGTACCACCTAGATTAAGATCAGTAAAAGCGTCAACAACTGCTGCTCCTGCGCCTGCTCCGTCTGTATAAATTACTTTTACATCTCCATTTGGTATGGTTACGTTAGCTCCGCTGCCTTGAGATATATTAATTGATTGAGATCCAGACGTTGCATTTTCTATAATCCAAATTTTTGATACGGTATTAGGTGCAATCGTAAGAGTTCTGGTAGCTGTTAAACTAGCTCCAGAAGTTACTTTTAAATACAGACTTCTAGCTGGATCCGTTGCTCCATCTGCTATAGTTGTAGTTGCGTCTGCATCTGAGCTGAATGAAGCCTCAGTACCGTAACTAAATGCTTCTGCTATTAATTCTAAATTGACATTAGTAGTATCGCCCCAAGTTCCGGATTGATCTCCGGTGGCCATTTCCTCTAATCTTAAATCATTTACATATGTGCTTGCCATTTTTACCTCTTGTCTTAAGCAACCTCTTCCCAGCTAGGAGCTTGGGTTTCATCAATCTCTGAGAATGATGATGTTTGCGTATCTGTTATGTTAGTATAGTTTGGAGTTTGGCTTTCATCAATAAGCGACCATATTAAAAACTTACCAACACTTCCTGTTGCGCTGACTCCCAATAGTATAACATTCGCATCAGCGTTTGGGGTAACATTTCCTAAAGCAGATGTAGCGGATTGTCCTGTTACATCAATATTAATTGATAATAATACAGTTATTGATCCTAATCCACCTGTAGCAGCTAAGCCTGTTACAGAAATATTATTATTAGTAACAAGTGTAATACTTCCAAGACCAGAAGTTAATCCAAATCCTGTTATATTTACGTCTGCATTTGCTTTTGGCGTTACTGTACCTAAAGCAGAAGTTGCCGCTAAACCTGTTAAGGTTATATTTGCTTCAGCATCTATTAAAGGAGTTCCTAAAGCAGATGTTCCAACTTGGCTGTTAGGCGTTATATTTGCCTTACCTGTAGTTGAGACAGTTCCAAGCGCTGAGGTTAGTTCAAAGCCAGTTACACTTACATTTGCTTCCGCATCTACAACTGCTGTTCCAAGCGCAGATGTGGCTTCTTGACCTGTAGGTACTACGTTTGCTTCTGCTTGAATTTGTACTGTAACAGTACCAAGTTGACTGTCTAAGGATGGAACTACCGCTACAGCTTGAGCATTTACGCCCACGCCGCTTACGGCTGCTGTAGCTGATTGGCCTGCTAAAGTTAAATTAGCATCAGCTACTACAGAAATAGTACCTAAAGCACTTGTAGCTGATTGACCTGATACGGGTACTAACGTGGCTGCTGGTTCACCCCAGGGACCATCTCCCCACGTAGAGCGACCCCAACCTACTGCCATCGTAGGACCGCCTTAAGCGATTCTTATAATCGCTGTACCTGAAGCTGCGGCTGGAAATACGATTGTAAAGTCTCCAGCAGTAGATGTTTTATCGCCGCCAAAGTCGATTGTTGCTACAGATTTGTTTGAATCACTTGAGTTATAGATCATACAACCTCTAGCTGTAATAGTAGCTGTACCAAATGTTAGATCATTAAAATCACAAAAAGCAGTTGTTCCAGATGTTGTTGGAGTTACGTTTGTTAAGGTTCCTCCACCTGAAGTGTAGTTAGTTCCAGAAGCTTGACCTGTAGTTGTAAAGGAAGTTGTAGTAGCTCCTAAAGTAGCTGAAGATGTGTATAAAGCTAGCTTATAAGTATCACCTGAACTGTTTGTAAAATTATGATTACCAAGAAGTAGCTCTTTTTTAAAACTCGTTGTAAGTGTTGATGTAATTGCCATAATTATAGTTTCCTAATTAAATCAGCAGCTTCTTTGAGATCTGCTTTTTCTAATTGATTGTTAATTGTTATCCTATCAGATTTTATCGCATTTTGCATATAATTGTTAATAACTTTTTCTATATTATCTCTATAGGCTTTTACTTG